CGCAAAAAGTTTAAAAAAAGCGTTGATTTAATTTTCAAATTTCTGCAATATTTGAAGAAACAACGCTGAACGGTAAACTGTAAACGGTATTACAGCACAGAATGGAACTACTTACAACACTAGAATTGTCCAAGCTTTCAGGCATTTCTGTTGACCAGTTGCGGACTTGGCACAGAAAGAAGAAGTTTGCAGATTTTTCAAAACAGTTTGTCCCCAAAGGCGCAATTCTCTGGGACAAAAGAATATTGCAGAAGTTGCAGAATGATTGACGAAGAACTACGCGAAGAACTAGCAAGCATTCGGAACTTGTTGACCGAAGTCTTGGTTAATCAGGACATTCTCAGCAAAAAGATTTCCGCTGACGTTGCCATTCAGGCGACTCAGTCAGAAAGAGCGGTTGAGTTGGCGAGATTAAGAAGAACGGCAGACAAGGCAATGAAGGTCAGTGCGTGAGTTGGCTCTTTTCGCAGGCGCTGGTGGCGGAATCCTTGGGGGAAAACTGCTTGGATGGCAAACCGTCTGTGCAGTCGAAATCAACAGTTACTGCGCCAGTATATTATGTCGGAGACAAGACGAAGGAATTCTCGCGCCTTTCCCGATTTGGGATGACGTTACAACCTTTGACGGCAGACCGTGGAGAGGCGTTGTTGACGTCATTTCGGGAGGCTTTCCTTGCCAAGACATTTCAGCAGCCGGAAGAGGAGCAGGCATCACCGGAGAACGTTCGGGCCTCTGGAGTGAGATGGCGCGAATTATCGGTGAAATACGACCAAGATTTGTCTTTGTGGAGAACTCACCAATGCTTGTTTCAAGAGGTCTTGGAAGAGTCCTCGCTGACCTTGCCACGCTGGGGTTTGATGCGAAATGGGGAATTATCGGAGCGCACCACACCGGAGCACCTCACAAGCGAGACAGAATCTGGGTGCTGGCTGGGAACACCGACCGCGTCAATGAGCCAAAGATCAGAAGATTTTGCGGAAGGAAGATTACCCACGCCAGCGGAATATGTTCAGAAATGGCCTACGCCAGTAAGCTCAGACCACAAAAACAGAGGCCCAAACTCGAAACAACAAGGCTTGAGCGAATTGGTGAGAATCTGGCCCACACCATCAGCGAACAACTACGAACAGACGGATCTGGACAAGCTGCTGGAACGCAGAGAGAGAATCAAGAGCCAAGGCATCAACGGCAACGGATTCGGTCTGACGCTAGCGAATGCGGTACTGATCGAAGAGCGCAAGACTTGGGCAACACCAAGAACGAGCGACTTCAAGAGTTGCGGACCAGTGGGCAGCAAGAGCCATCACCATATGACAGAGAAACAATATCTTTGCGCTCAAGTGAAGGAGGAAGATCAACCTACTGGGCATCTGAACCCAGATTGGACCGAGTGGCTCATGGGGTGGCCCATCGGGTGGACAGACTCAAAGCAATTGGGAACGGACAAGTTCCAGCAGTGGTGGAACTCGCATGGAGAACGCTTAGAGACAGTTGACTGAGCCATAGTTATTTCAACTCAGTGACCGAGTTGACGCTTTGGGAGAAGCGGCTGGAGCGCTATGGCTCATTGAACAGTCTACATGGGGAAAACAAACGTTGTTTTAGTCATAGGTCAGAGGGGTCTTTCCTAGCAGCTTGAGCAACGTTTCCCCACCAAACATGGAGTTGAACATGACCACAGCACCTACCGTACAAGCCTTGTTCTTTCGAGCAGAACGAAAATCAAAGACACAGATTATCACTCACCACACCGCACCAGCCTGGAAGAAGCTTTGGTGGCGCATTCGTCTTTTCTTTATTAACCGGAAGTATGCGAACGCTCGAAGACTTCAGAGAAGAAACTAGGCGCAAAGAGGCTTATTTTTGGGGATTGGTTCGGCAATCTGAAAGGCGTGAACCCACCTTCTGTCAGTTATACGAATGCAGTCGTTGCGGCAAGTTGTCGCACCCAAAGCATGAGCGAAACTGTTTTGATTTGAAGCCGCTAGACATATCGAAGGAAGAGAAGTTCAGCAGGTTGGACGATCCATTCAACGAAAACACTTGGGACGACAAGGCAATCATTGACGATTAGAACCTGCACGAATTGTGGCCTGAAGTTTTTGACCGAAGGCCAAGAAAAGGTTTGTGGACAAATCTGCTTAGACGAACAGAAAGCCAAGCACACCAAGCCTCAGTGTGTGATTTGCGGCAAGAAATTTAATCGCAAGTCCAGTAGTCACAAGACTTGTAGCCACAATTGTGGCTATGAGCTGAAAAAACAAAACGCTGCACGTTATCGCGACAAAGTCAGAAAGCCGAAAGTCAAGATCGCCTGCGAGCGATGCAGCAAACTGTTTTTACCCACTCGCAAAGATCAGCGGTTTTGTGGATCTAGGTGCTACAACCAGCACTACAAGAGAACCGTAATCGTTGATCCAAGACCATGCGTTGAGTGTGGTGAGGTCTTCCAGCCTAGAACTGAGCGCAACATTTTATGTAGTCAGGAATGTCGTTATATCAACGACAAAAGACGAGCCTACGTCAGAGGAACCATTCCTCGAATGCCTGGGACTTTGAAACCCAAAGAATGCGAGGTTTGCCAGAAGACGTTTCAACCAAAAGCCGGAAGCCAGAAGTATTGCTCGCCTACCTGCAACGGTTTGGTTCACCTTAAAAGAAACCGTTCAAGGCTCGACCACAATCGACTTCTTAAATGCTGGATTTGTAAAACCGAATTCAAGCCAGTGACGAGCAAAAGCCGAGCAAAGTTTTGTTCTGCTGAATGCCGCAAAGTCCACTTTGGAAATAAGGCTGCTGAGAAAAGAGAAGAGCTAGAGATTGAGGCGAAGAAACAAGTTGAGGTCAAAGAGAAGTGGAACAACGCTTCAGTCACCTCGACAGAAGTTCCGGCTGATTCACTTTTTCCAGAAGAGATTCTGGCGTTCATCAATCGTGGTGGACAAATCACGCAATACATCAATCCAGTCTGGGTGCAAGGCTCTCAGCCTTCTGAATATGAGGATGATTTTATAACAGATTAAGCCTTCTGGTTTTCCGGTTTGGGCGTCCTCCCTAAACAAAAGCCCACTTCATGTACCGGAGCAAGCGATACAGCTTATCTTGGAAGCTAAAGCTGGCTGGAAGGCGCGAATTAAAGAGAAGAATGAACATAATTGTTGATAAAGAATTCGAGTCACTGATTCCACCATTGTCTGAAGAAGAACGGACACAGCTAGAGCAGAATCTAATTGAACATGGTGGCGCTAGAGATCCATTGGTTGTTTGGCCTATGGCTGAATGGAAACCAGAAGGTGCAATAACGACTTTGCGATATGACGAAGCAAATAAAACTGATGCGCCTGAATGGGACAATCCTTATCGACAGATAATCTCATGGGAAAGCGATGATGAAGATGAAGAATATTACGAATATTACGAAGATGAATGGCCTAAAATTCTTTTAGATGGGCATAACCGATATGAAATCTGCACAAGACTAAACCTAGATTATGAAACTTGTGAGCTAGAATTTAATTCGAGAGAAGAGGCAAAGGACTGGATTGATAAAAATCAGCTAGGGAGAAGAAATCTAAATCCTGACTCTTTTACCATGTTATTAGGCAGAAGGTACAACAGACTAAAGAAAAAACATGGTGGTCATTTGCCGAAAAACTCTGAAATAAAGGAAGAGGAAACTTTTTCCTCTTCCTCACTAAGAACTTCTGAAATTTTAGCAAAAGAGCATGGCGTTACAGATAGGACTGTTAGAACTGCTGGACAGTTTGCGGAATCCGTTGAAAAGCTAAAATCAATTGATTCAGAAATTGAAGAAAAGGTAAATCGCGGAATTGCACAACCTAAAAAAGCAATAATGAAAGCCGCAAAGCTTTTAGAAAATAAACCAGAGGAATCATTAAAAATCCTTTCTGGCGCAAAGAAAATGTCTGAGGTTATTCAGGAAGAAAAGAAAGAAGAACTTGCTAAGAATCTTAAAGAAGTCGCTGCGCGAGAAGCAATTGAACCAACCGGATTGTATGACGTCATTGTGATTGACCCACCTTGGCCTATGACGAAAATTGAACGGGATGTTGCGCCAAATCAAGTTGGCTTTGATTATCCAACAATGGCTGAAGAGCAAATGGCAAATCTTCAGATTCCTGCTGATAAAAATTGCCATGTCTGGCTTTGGACAACTCACAAATTTTTGCCAATGGCTTTTCGGCTTCTTGACACTTGGAAGTTGAAATATGTCTGTTGCTTTACCTGGCACAAGCCAGGCGGTTTTCAACCATTTAACCTGCCACAATACAACTGTGAGTTTGCACTTTACGCAAGGAAAGGTGCACCCCAATTCCTAGAAACAAAAAGTTTTCCTGTTTGCTTTGAAGCACCGAGGAGTGGTCATAGCGCCAAGCCTCAAGAATTCTATGATTTTATAAACCGTGTAACAGGAGGCCGACGACTGGATATGTTTAACCGTAGAGCAATTGAAGGCTTTGACGTATGGGGCAAAGAAGCCAGCAACTTGAAATAGAATACTATTATTACGAAGACAGTTTGCCAACCTGGAAAGAAGAAAAGAAATTTGCTGACCAGTTTAATAATCAAATTATTGAACTTTTAAACAAGCACATCGGTAAAATTTCATTGCAAGTTGCGTCTGTTGACGACGATCAAACGCTAGCTACTGATTTTATTTTTAAAGAAATAAGAATTGGTTGCCGGATTCGCAGAATTGACGCTTTGCAGTATAAGCATCAATTCACAATAAGAACGCACTCTAAAGATGGAACTTCTAACAACTCTGAACTTTACAAATTATGCACAAAAACCAGAACAGCAGATTATCTGTTTTATGGATTTGGAAACGAGATAACAAAAGTGCTAGAGCATTGGTTTATTGGGGATATGCGTATATTTAGGCAAGAGATGTTAAGGCAAAGTTGCTTTAGTTTTGGACGTTCAATTCCAAACTTTGATGGAACAAAGTTCTTAGCTTTTGACCTAAACGACTTCCCACCTGAATTTATAATTGCAAAAGGTGAATTATGAACGAAAAAAACCTAATCGTGCAAGTGGCACAACAGTGCCAGGTAAAACCGGAAGAGCTGCAAGAAGTCTTGTCCAAGACGGTTTTGCCAACAGGCACAAAGCCAGAGCATTTGATGGCTTTTCTGGCAGTTGCCA